GAGTTTATCAAGATTAGATATATCATAGATTTTGCTATCCTCAGCAAGTTGCCATCCTTTAGGACTAAGTGCCCATTCTTTCAAAAAATCTTTTAATTTTTTTATCGACTGTGTCGTAATAAAACCTCTTTCTCCTTATTTGTTTCTTAGATTTTGTATCAAAGTATTAAATGCTATTGCCACTTCAAGTGGTGAAACATTCTTCTGCTTAACGATCTTCTCATATCTGTCAAAATTAACTTCTTTAATTATATTACCTTCAATAAAGTATTCTTTAGCTTCCAATATTGGATCAACAAAACTTGTTGAAAATGAAGGATCAGCTACTAAATCAATCGCCAGTAATGTTAATCCTGGCTGCATTACTCCATTATCATTGGCATCTCCTAATGCTCGTAAGCTAACACCAAATGATAAACCTTCATTAATCAAAACTTTTGCAACTTTTCCCTGTTCAGTATCTAAAATACGAGCTTTCCCCATAACATCTTTTCCAACATACTCTAAAGATTCGATCATGTGGGAAATTCTGCCTAAATCTATTTCAGGTGAATGTGGGTGATTTAGTTGTCCGATGCCGCGATTATTTTTTACTTTATCTCTAATAAATTCATCAATACAAGGACGAACTACGTTTTCAGGATAAACACGTCCATTTTGATTTTTTGTATCCATTCTCAAGAATGATCCAGTTACGTAATATTTCTTAGGATTACCATCTGATGATTCTTCAATTATAGATGTAAGATCTAATCCTTGAGATTTGTATTCTGATATTAGTTTTGCCATTTTAGTTTCTCCTATGTCTAAAAATTATCAATTTATTGTATTTATAATTTTTTTAAGACATAATATAGAAACTACACATTGTAAATAAAATGAAAGTTGTTTGGTTACAGTTTAACACTTAATTTATTTCTAATAAAATATAACTTATTTTAGGTAGAAAAATTATTAAAAAATGCAACTAATTTAAAGTAGTTGCATTTTCATTTTAGATTTATTCAGGTTTAATTGATTTTAAGTTTGATACTTTATCAATTGAATTTTTGTATTGTTCTAGTAATAAGTCTTTGATAACTTTTTCAAAAGAATCTTTATCTCCGTTTATCACTGAATCAATCAATGTTGGTGTCTTTTCCATTTTATCTCCATTGTTTGTGGTTTAAATTACAAAATTATTTATTTATTAAAGGTTACCATAAGGAAACTTATTACCATAAGTAAAATCTTCAGGTGATTGATCCTCTAATTCTTCAAGTGATTTATCATTATAATCGTAATCAACTTCAAAAGTTTGACCATAATTAAAGTCAGATCCAAAATTATAAACATCATTATCATTTAATTCTTCTTCATCTTCAGGTGTAATATCCAAAGTATCAAATGTAATTTCATCTAAAATATCCCCTTGGTCTTTTATACGTTTTTCTTTTTTAAGCCCATATAAAAATTCATTACCATAACTAAATTCATGTTCACCTTTTAGATATTGGTCATCATTAAAATTAGTATCAATATCTTTTTTACCGGTTAAGAAATCTTGTGAATCAAAACTTTCATCTGAAGATCCTGAACCATAAACAAATGTATTAGGTCCACCATATAAGAAATCATCATTATCAAATTCCTGATCACCCATATCATATTCGTCAATATCTGTTAACACATCCTGAACATTGGAATCTTCATCAAGATCACTCTTATATGAATAATCATCATTATTTCCATAATTATATTCTAAATCACCTTCGTCATATGATCCATAAATAAAATTATCTCGTTCATAATCATATTTGTTTTCATATTCAGGAAGTCCAGGATCCCAAGTTTGGGCCGGTGCTTTATAATCAGGTTTGAGTGAATTCTTATATTCTTCTAACATATCTGCATTAATTTGTTCTTCATTTGCAGATAATTGGAAACTACGTTGCCATAAATACTTTGGAGCAAATTGACCATTTGGATTTTCAGTAGGATTATATGCAAATGGTAATAATGCAGCATAAAGAGTTGCTTGAGCAGTAAGTCTTGCATTATCTTGCCAGAACTGCCAAGAGTTTCTTTTTGCGAATGAAATTGTATAGAATTTTTTATTAATCCATTTTTCATCAACTCCCATGATTCTTAAAAGAGTTTCAAATGGTCCAGTAAAAATATCAATGAAATTATTCTGCAACTGTTCTACAAAATAAGTAAGTTCCATTTCATCTTTTCTAACTGATTCTCTTGTTGAATTAATTACTGTCTCTGCAGCAGGATCCCAATAACTTTTAGGAATATGTAAACCGGCATAAAGTTTTTCTTTATAATACATAACATCACTCAATTGGTCAAGATTCATTGCTCCACTTAATGTTTCTACTGATGTCTTGTTTCCATTACCGTCTTGCGCAAAGAAAAAGTCATCAACAATTGAACTGAACATTGTATCTTGCATAATTGCACCAGATGATGGATCATAATTAAAATCTTTTCTAAATTCAGTAATTACATTTTCAACATAATTATCAACTTTTGATGGTGGAAGATTACCTGTGTAAATATTCCAAAGACGAGTCTCTGGTGCTCTTACAAAACGATAAATTGCTAATGCATCATCTACTGTTGAAAGTTGGTTAAATGTTTTTCTGATTGGTGCATAATATCCATCAACATCATAAACTGAAGTACTATAACTTCCTGAATTAGCATATGCAATTTGGTTTGAAATAAATTCAATTGGACCCATTTGATTTCCTGAGTCTCCTGTAATACCATAGGTTGAGTTATTTAAATAATGTTTATTATTTTGTCCCATAACTGGATCATAATCATCATGTTTTTCTTCTACTTCAATTCCGTTAATAATAACATCTTCAAACTGAGTATATCCAATAATGTTATTTGTATTGTCTTGAAAAATTGGTGCCATTGAATATGAAGGTAATACGTTTACTCCAACAATAGTTTCTTCTTTTGGATCATATATTAATTCAATATAGATTTCGCCTTCAATCAAATATTTTTTAAACCAATTGTGTATATTTCGTTCTACATCATAAATATCATGACATAAATATTCAAATGCAGAATTCATAATTTCTTGAACTGCCATTGGAACTTCAGTATCACCAACCTGATGTATATTTAATTTAATGATTTCACCATCAACATCTCGTGACAATGCTTCATTAATTACAATACCAGTTGCTCTATTAATTTCAGGATATTGATACATTGATTTATAGGCAATTATTTTTGCCTTCTTAGAGTTAAATAGAGGAGCAAAATTTTGAATTGATTGTGATGCTCCACTATATCGTGACCCAGTACTAATATTACTATTAGTAATAAATGTGGATATTGTTTCCAACATTTTTTGATTTATTGTTGGTTCATTTTGTCCAATGGTTTCATTCTTATATTCAGGGTCATCTTCCAAAACAATCTTCTTATCTTTTGGCAAAAATTTGGCAAAAAATCCGAAAATTCCTTTCTTATCCTCTTCTCTTGCTCTTACTTGTTCTGATGCTTTATTAGCTGCCATCTATGATTCCTCAACTTTCATCTTAATTTCTTTAAATCATCAACTACTTTTTTAACATTAGAACGATTAGACACTAAAGACCTTGTCAAAAGTAAATCTAAAAATTTGTCGTCATCCCAATTATTTACATATAAAAATCTCAATAATCTGTTGATTGCTGGACCTAATACTCTACGCAATTGAAAAACTAACAAATTTAATGGACTTAACGCTAGTTCTTCGTCTTCATTCTGCGGGTCTCTCAATATTTTATAATTTTTATCAATTAATCCCATTTGATATGCTGAAGTTTCATCAACTTTCTTCATTAATCGTCTAATGACAATATAAGCAATTGCTGATTCAACACTATCTCGTTGTACATCTTTTTTAGCCATAAGGTTCTCCTTTAATTCTATTAGAAATATAATCTATTTATAAAGAAATTGAATTAAAAATTTAGGCTAAAATACAAAAAACGACCATCTACTAATAGATGGCCGCCAAAGGAAAAACAAAATGAAAAGAAATGCTAACTAAAAGTCAATTGCATTCACAATCAACTAATTTAATTTATTATTTGTAAAATCCAATTTTTGTAGAATTATCATGTAAAAAATTTAAATATGAAATTAATTTTTCACCAGTTCTGGTATAATATAACATTGTACTGTTGTCTTTATCTGATATTGGAAATTCTGTTGATCCAGATACAAATCCTAATTTTAACGCAAGTTGAATTCTACTTGTATTTTCACTTCTTGAATTTTTCTTCCAATAACAAATACTAGTATACATATCTTCAAAATCAAAATTCATTATATATCTTTGGAACTCAATCTCAATATCATTAAATAAATTAGTGCGCTGCCACATATATGAATACTTGTAACAATTATTTAGAAACTCTTGTCGCGGTAAACCTTTAGGTATATCAACATAAATAACATTATACATTCTCCATTCATCATTATCAACAACTCTAGATTTAGTCGTATCAATTCCTAATGAATCAATTTCATCATAAAAACAATAAGGACGGAATGCCTTTGTTATTACATCAAATATAGTAACTATCTTTTCATTATATGTTTCCATTTAACCTCTATTTGATTGTTTTCTAAGATTGTCAATTTCATGCAAAAGTTCAGAAATCACTTGCTTAGTTTTATCATCTTTTGCGGTAAATGCTAAATTTTTTGCTTTTGTAATTAATGATGTTTCATTAAGAGTGTTTTCCATAGCTAATGTTTGCCACTTATTAAGCTCATATCTATCTTCAAAAATAGATTTTGGAATATAATCAATAAACATTGAATGATATCTAATTTCTTTTTCAAATTCATCTTTATTTACAATATCATTATATTTAAATGCAATACTTTTACCATAATCCATATAACCAAAAACTTTGAATCGTATTACGTTATTCTTTTTAAGAATTATTGTTTTATTGTTGTATAAAGTTATTGTTACAGTTGTACTATCAAATATACATTCAATAATGTCTTTAATTCTAATAAAGAATGTTGTATGGTTTTTCTTTTTATTAGATGGATAATCACACTCTCCATTATCCATCCGTTCAAATGCGTCAAGTGCATGATCAAAACAATCACTCATATTAATTCCTTTTAAATAATTCTAAATTTTGAAAGTCTTGTTAATACTGTTGATTTTACTCCATTATATTCAGAATGACTCTTTACTGTTGAAGAAAAAGAATAACTATCACCAACATCAAATCTATCAGATGAATCAAACACGGTATAAAAATTACCTGAAGGATCAACCAATTTTACAACATAAAAGGCGGAATATCCAGTATCTTTCCAAAACTGAGATACTACAGTGGCTTTCTTTAAATCAAGTTTTTCTCCTACTTTTCCAACATACTCTGACTTTAAACTTTCAGCAGTAATTGCTTTTGGATCAGCAATATCACCAGCAGCAATCATGTAAAGATAAACTGCCCAAACAAAGAAACTTGCATTCAATGATTCACCGAAAATAGCAGATCTAACATTATTTTCAAATGATGTTTTTGCATCAAAACATTTCCAATATTCAAAAAGCTTCGTTTCATCCCATTCTTTTACTGAATCCAATATTTTTTTCAATTGGTCTTTATCAAACTTATCAGTAGTAATTCCGCGATATGTATCATAATGCATATTTGATTTAAGTGCGGTTGAATCATATTGACTTGCTGGATGCAAACAATTATCTTTTTTAATAACTGCATATACAATTTTAGAATATACATTAGAATGAAATTCAGCACTCTGTTGTGGAATATAACTACGGATATATTGTTCAAGTTGACTGTAAAAGAAAATATTTCCAATTACATTTTCAACATCAATTCCCCAATACTCTTTTGAACATGAAGATGCGATGATCTTTTCTTCACCTTGTGTATTTACAAAAACATGAACTTTTGATCTCTTTCTTTTCGTATTACAATGATGACATGGTAGATGGGGGATGTTATTATATCCCATAAGAATATTTTCATATTCTGGTTTTATAGGAAAGATTAGGTTATTTTCACCTGCACGTTTGATAGTACCAACATAAGTATAACCATCAACACAAAGAACTGGCATTTCGCCTTTTACTTCAATTGGAGTTATCCAACGATCTACATTTCCTGAAGAAATTGCAACTTTTGAAATATAATCTTCACCAACACTAATTTCCAAACTTCTAATACCAAATTTCACTATTTTGTTCTGAATTGAATCGAACTTCTTGAGGAATGCTTTTACAGCCGATGTTGGTATTGCTTCTTTAAAAATAGTTTCCATTAGTTCTCCTTTTGTTATATTAGTAATATAACTCAAAATAAAAAAAGTACTACCTTATTAGTAGTACTTTTTCATTTTTTATATAATCAAAATTATATTGGATTAGTCCAAATTAATTTGTCTCTATATGCACGTGTAACTTGTTCAGCATTACCAGTTCTTGTATTATAAAGAATAGTAAATTCTGGACCTTTTACTACTTCTCTTCCATAATCCATATGTCTTCCAACTACTAACAAATCATCTTCTTCACCATCAGTAGTATAAATTGCAATTGGAGTAGGTTCAGGAAAATCAGGCAAATGTTTTAATCCTTTACTAATAGCATCATATCCATATTCTTCACCAGTCTCTTGATCAAGCTCCTCAACATCTCCAAAACTTTCTTTAACCAATCTACGGCTAGATCTTTTAGATTCTTCTTTTGTAATTTCTGCAAGTTCATCTTTCAAGTCTTGAAGTTTTTCTTCTTTTGCTTCAAGTTGTTTTTTAAACCCATCAACTTTTGAACTTGATTTAGAAAATGTATTATCTCGCTCAGCTCTTTCTAAAGACCACTCCAATTTGGAAATCATATCTTCAGTCTTTTTAATATCAGCTTTAAGTTTTGTGGATCTATCAGTTTTAGATTCTTTTATAATTTTTTCTTGGTTATTATTAGATTCTTCAATAACTTCACGAATGATTTGTTTCAATTCTGAACGTTTCATTTAATTCTCCTTATTATGTTGATTAACATTAAATATTCATGATTATTTATTTTATAAATATTTTTTTGTGAAATTGAAAGGAAGTTCTTTATGTATCATTGCGAGCTTTGTAATTATGAAACTGATGATAGAGATAGAATAAATCTTCATCATATAAAACCAAAAAATCTAAATGGATGTGATAATAAATATAATCTTATTTATCTATGTCCAAATTGTCACTCAAAAGTATACATTTTTAATTCAAAAGGTACTCATGGAATTAAAGGATCAAATCCAATCATTATAAATGGAAAACTACTATCATCTGGTGGAATGATAGTAGATTATATTGAAGAAGACATTCAAAAATATTCATTACTTAAAAATATGTACTAATTTATTCATTAAATAATTTTAACAATAATTTTGTAGTAAACTTTTCCAGTATCAGTTCTCATCTTTTTACAACTAATAATAGTTGCATTATATCCTTTGTCTGAACTTGATGTAGTTACCCAATTATAATGAGTTGATGGACATGGAGATTTGAATACGAACTCTTGTTCTTCAATTGGAAGAAGTGGATTATTAGAATATCCAGTAATTGTATGAGGTTGTCCAGAACCAGGATGAATCCAATTAATATATGCGATTACTGGTGACGATTTAAACAATTTAATTGGAATATGTTTTGTAGCCATATAATCTCCTGGATTAGTAATAACCATTTACTTATATTTGTAATATAACTCAAAATAAAAAAAAGTACTAATTTTTATTAGTACTTTTTTAAAATTTTTTTAATTTTATTTCAATTACTGGTTATCCCACCATCCATCAGTATTCCATGCGTTTTCCTTATTTCCTTTTTGTTGTGTAGTTGGATTAAATGCAACATCATCTGCCGCTTCTCTAGCACTCTCTGACATATCAAATAAATCAGGATCACTTGTATTAGTTTTACACGCATTGTCAATGTCACTCATCTCAGCAGCCATACCATATTCATCTGAAACTGTAATTTGATTATCTTTCATTAGTTTCAATGTTAATGTCCAATATGATGTTCCTTGCAATGATGTATATCGATTCTTTACATAAGTAATTTCAAAATATAATCCAGTAGGCTTCATTTTAATGAAATCACCTATCTGAGGTTGAATAGATTCAAATTGTACTCCTTCTTGTTGTTGAAAATCCTGTTCTAAACCAGGAACATTTTCTGGAGTAACAACTCCTGCATATGTACTAGCAGTTTTAAAATGCCTCTTTGCTACATCAATTGTATATGCAGATTCACTGAACCAACCAAACATATTTGATGAATAGTCTGGTTCTGGCATTTCATCTGTGAAGAACATAAAATCGAATTTTCTTAAAAATTGAGGATTACCATCTTCCCCAAAAAATGTGTCATAATTAGTATCGTATGATGTTACAAAATAAGATCCTATCATTCCTCGTTGGTTTACAAATTCTGCATTTAAATGATCTAATAATTCTCGTTCCATATTATACTCAGATTGACCTTTGTATAAATAATTCAAAACTGGATTGTCAGTACCTCTACCTTGAAGTGCATCATTAATTGGAATAGTTTTTAAATAATACTTACTATTTGGATCATATGCGGCAATGATTTGGTATCTTACCTGACCAAATGGTTTAACCTGTCCGCCTTCACTAACCCTAGTTTTTGTTTTATTACTTCCCATTTTTTATTCACTCCATTTGTATAGGAAGTTTTGAATTGTGTTATTGATTTTTGTTTGCGCCCAACTTAATTCAAAATCAGAATCTTTTAAAACAATTGATGAGTTTAAATATTCATATGCAATTACAGGAAAAATTGGTCCTTGTGGAGTTGATACTCCAACAGTACCGATAATAGCATATCCATATATTGTACAATTTAAACTTGCCCAAGTAATTTTCATATCATTTGAATCAGTTTTGAAAACTGTAATAGTATCATCTGAAGTTACAACTGGTGTACCTGGAAGTGATTTTGTATTTGGAACATAATTACCTCCAGCTGGAACTTCAAGAGTTTTTATATTATTTCTATAATTAATTGAAGGATCTGGAGTTACTCCAATTGGGCCATACCAATCATAAGAAGGTAAATTATTAATTTCATCAAATGTTAGAGATTTTAATAATACAACTGTAAGAGGTTGGTTTACACCTGCATAGTTTATTATTGAATTAAACATATGATTTTTTACTTTTGTTGGAAATTGAACGTTAGTACTACTCATAGGTTATGTCCTTTCATTTTTATTTTATTTATTAAATGAAAAGAGGTTCCTTTAAAAGAACCTCTTAATTTTAGAGTTATATTACTTATTAAAAATCATAATCAATATCATCTAAATCTTCAAGATCTTCATCTTCAAAATCAGATGCAAAATTATTTCTTTTTAATGATCCACTAAGTTTACGTTTTCTAGTCTTTTGAGAAGCAACCAATTCAGCCATATCTTTCATATCATCAAGAACATCAAGTAATTCTTCGAAATCAAATCCTGGATTTAAAGATACTGGACCAAGAATAAACAGTTTGAACATTTTATAAAGTTCCTCTGAATTTTTGAATCCTGTTGGTTGTGGTTGTTGTTGAATAGGACGATTACGTCTATCACCTGGTCTTCTATTCATAAT